GTTCGCCCTCGGAGTAGGGGTTCGAGGACGGGTAGCGGACGCGGTAGTAGTCGTCGTCCAGAACCCCGACGACCTCGCGGGTAAGCCCGTCCGGCTCGGACCGGACTTTCGCGCCCTCCGTGAACACGGGGACCTCCTCGACGTAGTTCTCCTCGACGAGGCGGAGTTCCGTCCGGTCCACAGCCCGCGCCCCGGTCCAGCGGCCCTCGTCTTTCTCGAACAGAACGACGACGCCCTCCTCCGCGTAGACGCTGTTCACGGGACTCATGGAGTTAGAGAACTCGTCCGGGAGGGCGTCGCGGTCCAGCCCGTCGAGGACGACCGCGGTCGCCCCGTCGTTCCGACCTCCGGAGATCTCGACGAGATCCCCGTAGCGGAGTTCCGACTGGAGTCCGTCCGGGTCGCGGGCGCGGAGTTCGGAGTCGTCGTTCACGTAGACGGTCGCGCCCTCCTCCGCGGCGGCGCGGGCGTGTTCGAGGTCGTCGCCCTCGCGTTCGTAGCCGCCTCCGCTGTCGTGGACGGGACAGGCGGTCGAGAGGGTCGTAAGTTTCCGCGAGGACCCGGCGTTCCGTCGGGTCGGACGGTTCACGCGCCCACACTCCGGACAGCGGTCCGCGTCGAGAACGAGGTCCAGCCCGCGGGCGGTCGGGACGTAGCGGTTCTCGGAGGCGTCGAGGGCGTCCTCGTCGCCCGCGTATAGTTCGAGGAGGTCGAGGTCGAGGGCTTTCCGGAGGACGCTGTTCCGCCATGACTCCGGGTAGTCGTAAAGCGGTCCGTCCGGGCGACGGAACCCCTCCCCGGCCTTACCGTTCCCGTAGACGTTCCGTTCCCCGCCCTTACCGACGCGACGCGGACCGCGGTAGTAGGCGTCGCGGACGAGGGCGTAGATAACGTCCGGGCTGAACGTCGCGGAGAGTTCGTCCGTAACGTCGTCGGGGAGTTCGTCCTCGGAGATCCGGTTCGACTGTCCTTTGTATGAGTTCGTAGCCATTTTCGGGTTCCTCCTACACACTCGTCTACGCGGTCGGGGGATATAAAGATACCGGACACTAACGGAGGGTAGTGTATAGCGGACTGTATAGCAAAACCGGAACCGGCGAGGCGCTTTATATATTTAGTCCTACCCTACTACGTCGAGGACGAGGGTTCCCGATACATGCCGCAAAGTTTCGACGAGGCGTTTCCCGGCGGGTTCGAGGAGTGTGTTTCCACCCTCGGACAAGAACCCTCTATAGACGACGCGGAGGCGCTGTGTGGGTGGCTACAGGAAAACGGATTTGAGTCCATAGCGGACGCGGATCCGGACTCCGTTCTCGCCTCGTTAGAGGTCGAGTTCGTTTCTGTAGTGGACCAGCCCGCACAAGACTCCGAGTGGCTAATGGCAAAGTCCGAGGACGCGGACTCCTCGGACTTTCAGCCCGGAGGCGACGACCGGATCCGCGAGGCGGGGGTTCTGTTCAAGGACTCACCCGCGGACGCGGACGACCCGGCTAAGAAAGTATGGGCGGCTGTCCTCAAACCGGGGGAGTCGGACGCCCATGGAGATCTCGTTCCGGAACCGGAGATAGAGAAAGCGGCCCATACCTATCTCAAAGAGTTCCGGAAAGTGGACTCCGACCATGACCTCCTCGACGGCGAGGGGGAACCCATAGAGTCCTATATCGTTCGGAACGGCCCGGACGAGTTCACGACTCCGGACGGTTCTACGAAAACCTACCCGGAGGGGACGTGGATTATGGGCGTCGAACTTTCCGACGAGGCATGGAAACGGGTCGAGGACGGGGAACTTACCGGGTTCTCCATCTATGGAGGCGCGGCGAAACTGAACCCGAACGCCCTCCTCACGGAGGAACAGGCTAAGGCTATCATGGACGCCCGGGAGAACACAGAAAAACAGGTTCCGGACGCTTTCCTCGACGCTTTCGACGCCTACGTAGACGACACGGGAGGGAGTCCGTCGGAGGTCACACTCTCGGACTTTCTGTCGTGGGCGCTGGACGACGGCGAGGCGGTCGAGGTAGGCGGCGAGACGGTCGAGGGCGGCGACGGGACCGAAACGACAGGCGAGGACGAGGACGGCGACTCCGAGGCGTCCAGCGGGGACGACGAGGACGAGAACGACGAGGAGGAGGTCGAGGAACAGGCGCGGAAAACGTTAGCGGTTGCTAAATCCATGGGAGACGAGAACGACGACGACGGCGACGTTTCGGAGATCCTTACGGAGATCCGGGACACGGTAAAGTCTACGAACGAACAGGTCGAGGCACACGACGACCGCCTCGACGAGATCCGGGACGACCTCGACGAGACGCGGAAAGAGGTCGGACTCGTCGAGGGCGAGGAGTCCGAGACGGAGGAGGAGTCCGAGGCGTCCGACGAGGACGGCGAGGAGTCCGAGGAGACGGAAAAGAACTCGGACTACGTTACGGAGGAACGGTTCGAGGAGTTCGAGGAGACGGTCCTCGACGCTGTGGGTAAGTCCGAGGAGTCCGGCGAGGAGTCCGAGGAGGAGGAGGTCGTTCGTAAGGGCGACCGAACCCCGACCGACGAGGAGGAGGTCGAAAAGAACCAGAACGGAACTGCCTCCGTGGACCTGTCCACGGACGGTATCACGGACGCGGGGCAGGTGAACTAACATGTCGGCTACTGCTAACGGGGGCGTCCCCCCGGAACGAAAGGTCGTAAAGAGTCGAGACGCTACCATTTCCTCGCCCTCCGCGGCGCACCGGGCGAGTTTCGGGGATCTCCTCGACACGGTTCGGAAAGAGACGGGGAACCCGGACGCGGACGCGGCGCTGTATAGCGACCCGTTCGGGTTCCGGACCCGTGGGGCTGTCAAGAAGAACGCGGTCTACTACCCCTCCGCCATGTTCGACGGACCGGGCGAGGCGGACGGGTGGGACGAGGTTTACAAGATGTGGAACGACCTCCGTCCCGGCGCGGACATGTCCCTGTTCGAGGCGTCTTTCGAGATCAAGAAGGCGCTGGACACGTCCACGTTCCAACTCCCGATTTTCGTCTCCCCGGACGTGTACGTGAGTTCGGGTCAGAACACGCCCCTCGCGGACATGATTCCGCGGGTCGCGGTCGAGACGGAGACTATCGAGGCGGACGAACAGACCGCGGTCGGGTCCGTCGAGTCGTTCACGGAGGGCGGTTCCTACCCGAACAACGACGACTCCTACAACGACCACTCCTACACCGTGGACGACTACGGTCGGGAGTCCGAGGTAACGGATTTCGTCCAACTCGCGGCGTCGAGTCTCCGGTCTACGCGACAGACCACGGAGGAGGCTATGATGCGGGCTATCCGACAGTACGAGGAGGCCCAAATGATCCGCGGGACGAACGCGGACGCAAACGGGTTCGTCGGGTTCGAGGACCTGATTCAGACCGCCTCGCCCGACATGTCCGCGGACCTCGGAGGTTCCACTATCTCCGTGGACGACATCTACGAGGCGAACGAAAGCCTCGAACGACAGGGCGCGAACCTCGACTCCGTGGTTCATATCACGACTCACAGCGTCCTCACGGACCTGAAAAAGGAACTCGACGAGTTCACCCACTTCGAGAGTCCGGGCGACGAACTCGACTTCGGGTTCCGGAGTCTCATGGTGGACGGACAGCCCGTCCTCAAGAGTCACGGCGTGAACAACACGTCCGGATCCCGGGACCTGTGGTCCGTGGACATGTCCGGGTGGTTCATGGGCATGCTACAGGACGCGACCCTTCACCCGCTGGCAAAGACCGGCCCGACGGAGACGTTCGCGGTGGACGCCTACGGGACCCTCGTCGGGGAGGGCGTGAACCACCTTCACCGGATCCAGAACGTCGCCTAAACCCATGGGCGACGCTATCAACTCGTCGAGGGGCGTTCCGAACCTCGACCAACGGGCGGAGGTCCACACGGCGACCGTCTCGACGGACGCCTCCGGGAACGGTTCGACGACCGTTTCATGGGACGAGGAGTTCCGCGGGAACGTCCGTGTGTTCGTCGAACCCGGCGAGGCATGCGCGACGGGCGTAACCGCCTCCGGGAACACACAGGCGACCGTAGCCGTTTCGGGCGCTACGGCGGACTCGTCGGTAGACGTAGAAGTTCTCGCGTTCGGAGACGACCGGTAGGCGAGATCCCGACCCACTTTTTCGGCGTCGCGTAACGAGGCTTTTAGACACGTCGCCTCCCCGTAGCGGATAAGAAGCCACATGTCACAGCGTCCTCTCCGTTCGGAGTTAGTGGACGAGGTTCCCTACGCCTCTCCGGACGACGTTCTAAAGCATATCCGGAACCGGGACGAGTTCTCCGACCCGGGTAGGTCCGAGGCTATCAGCATGCTAATGGACCGGTCGGACTTTGCGGACGACCGAACTAACCGGGCATGGCGTCGTCATCGAGTCGAGTCGTGGGACGTTCCCGTGAAACTCTCCCACTCACAGGGTTCCGCGAGGCACAGGCGACGGTCCCGGACGGCGACCGGGCGGCGGAACCGCGACCCGACGAAAGTCGCGGATCCGTTCGCGCCCGCCCAACTCCCCCACCTACACATAGCGGAGGTCGAGGAGATCCTACTCATAAAGGGGAACAAGGTCGAGGATATCACGTCCGACGGGACTGCGACCGTCGCGGGCGGCGACGACCTCGGAGAAACGGCGTGGTATCTCATGCCGGAACGAGGGCGTATTCAGATAGACCTCTCGGAACTCACGCGGATAGGCGTCTCGCCCGCCCATGCCGGGATTATAGAGGACACTATCGTTCGCGTCTCCTACACCTACGGGAACAACGAGGAGACGCCCGCGACGGAGGCGGCGTCCGGGAACATAAACAGGACGACGGATCCCTCGACGGACGACGAGGGGGTTTCCGAGTCGGTCCCGGGCGCTATCCGGGACGCTGTGGGGAAACTCGTTGCGTCCGATATCGCCCGCATGGACGACCTCGGAGACATGTTCCGACAGTCCGGCGGCGGGGATCTCGACCTCACGGAAGCGGCGGACTCCCTCCGAGAGGACGCCATGGAGTCCCTGAACAAACACCGGAAGCAAGCCTAATCATGGCGCGGATAGAGACGACGCGGAACCTCGACGCGCTGGACGAGATCTCCGAGGGGTTCGACGTGGAAGGGTCGTTCGGCTACACGGCGGACCACGCCCCGTATGTGAATTGGGAGACGACCTACGCGGGGACCGCCCCTCCGTTTAAGCCTATCTACGAGTGGGTAGACCGGAAATGGAACGACCTCGACGGCGGGCTGAAAGACGCGGCGTTCCGCGAGGGCATGGCGAAAGAGGAACATAAGCGGGCGGTCGCGTTCGTCGTCCAGAAAGCGATAGCGGAGAACGGGACTAAGGCTATCAGGTTCATGGAGAGATCTATGGAGAGGGCGAAAGGATCCGTCTCACAGATAGAGGGTCCCTACGTGGGATCCGAGGACTTAGCGGCCCCGTTTAAGATAGTCCGCGACTTTCTGGACTTTGCGTTCGGACAATCGCAGGATATCGTAGCGGACGAGGCGACCGACACGGGGAAACTCCTACAAAGCGGGTTCGTAGACGTTCAGGCGCTAAACACCGGGGACACGTTCGAGAGGGAGGGGCGATAATGGCGGACCCGGATCTCGACATGGTAGGCTTAGTCGTGGACCTCCTCTCGAACGAGTGGGACACGGACTCCGTTCCACAGCCCGGGGAGATCCGGGCGAAACGGGACGACAAGTCCGTAGCCCCGGGGACCGACGAGTATATCCTCGTCGCGGAAACCTCGGAGTATCTACCGGAGTGGCGCGGCGGCATGAACACGCGGGACCACTCCGGGGCTGTGTTCGCGGAGGCGAAAACGATAGAGTCCGACGCCCGTCGTCGGGAGATCTACAACGAGATAGACCGGATTTTCGTCGCCCACAGGAACCGACGAGTCGCGCTGGATAACTCCGGTCGGGATCTCGGAAATTGGGACCGGGTAGACGTTTCCGCGACGTTCCCGGACGAGGAGATATTCGACGTGTTCCCTCTCGAACTCACGTTCTCGTTCTCCGCCCGGTCGAGGACGCCCGGGTAGTCGCGTAGCCTAACCTTAAGACCCGCCCGACGTTCGCATAGGCTAAGACATGAGTATTTCCGGCGACCCACAGAAAGGACACGACTCTCAAATCCTCGTCGGGCTACAGGACTCACAGCGGAACACAGTCACGCCCGACCGCCATTTGGCGAAAATTGAGGAGGAAACGGAACACCCGGACCCGGAGATCTCGTGGAACGAGGAGTATCTAATCGGGACCGGACGGGAAATGAACGGTAAGTCCGAGGGACAATACGTCTACGAGGGCGGGTCCTACCCGTGTATTCTATACGACGGGTTCCCCCTCGCGGTTCTCATGGGCGAGGAGAACTTTACACAGGACTCTCCGGAGACGGGGACGAACACTCACGTTCTCACCGCGGCGGGCGCGTCCAGCGGCGGCGGGACGCCCACGCCTCCGGCCCTCACGGTCGAGGCGACCCACTACGGACGAGGGGGCGCGGACGACTTTGTTCGGACGTTTAACACGGTCGTCCCGACGGAGGGCGAGATCTCCGTAGATAACGAGGGACGCCTCACTACGACGCTGGACACTATCGCCCTCGGAGTCCAGCCCGGGAGTTCCCCGACCTCCGCCCCGTCGTTCCCGGACGTGAACCCGTGGCTGTTCTCGGATATCTCCTCGAACTTTTCCTACGCGGGGACGACGTTCGCCCGGTTCGAGGAGTTCAGCCTATCCATCAATCAGAACTCCTCCGCGAGGCACTACGTCGAGGCGGACCGTTCCCCGGATCCCTACGAGATCCTTTACGGCGGACAAGTCTCCTACGACCTCACGGCGAACCTCACGGTCGTAGACGACACGCTGTATAACGAGGCGCTGAACCCGACCGACGGCGGGACGGACGCGAACGTTCGTTTCACCCGGGCGAACGGCGACTACGTGGATATTACCGCGGCGGCGGGGAACATGACCGAGGTCCCCCACCCGACGCCTCGCGGCGAGGGCGCGGAGGACGACAGCGTTCAGGTCGAGGCGTCTATCGTTCCGGAAAGCCTCACTATTGAGGTCACGGACTCGAACTCGACCGGCGCGTATCTCGGATAGATCCGCCTCGACGGAACCCCTTAGCGTCCGATATCATTTTAGGACTCCCCTACTACCGTTCAGCCATGCCTTTCCAAAACACTCCGGAGGACGTGGAAACCGGGACCTACTCGGACGCGACCGTAGACGAGACGGACACCCGCGAGGTTTGGGTAGATATCACCGTCGAGACGGAGGAGGGCGGCGAGGAGGAACGGGCGTTCGGGTTTATCCTAATCCCGAAGGAAAACGTCCCGTGGGCTAAGAAAAACCAAATCGTTCAGGACGTAGCGTCTAAGTCCCGCGGACAGGGGTTCGACGCTATCCAGTATTACAAAGAGATTTTCAACTATCAGGTTCAGGAAACCTCGTTCCTCCCGGACCACAAAACGGTAAAGTCGTGGCTGGACGAGGGCGCGGACGACCGCCTCGTTCGGGAAATTGAGGACCTCGCCCCGGATCCGCTGAACCTCGGAGACGAGGACGGGATTAAAGAGGCGGTCGCGGAGATCGTAGAACAGTACGCGGAGGGTGAAAACGGGGAGTGGAACGCCTCCGTCGAACACTTCTACTCATGGCTGAACAATCAGGGACAGGTCGCGGAGGGCGATAAGGGAAAATAGAGTCCATAGTCCGCGGGAAAGAGGTCGAGGACTCCTACGCGCTTACATGGAGTCGGGAGTTCGTCGAACTCCTCCTCGTTCAAGAGGGGTTCGCGCTGTCGGATCTCCGCGGCTACGAGGCGGTTCACACGGTCGAGGAGGAACGGCATGATATAGCGGCGTCTCTCGGACGCCTCACGCCCCACACAGTCCGCCTCTCCATAGCGGGGGCTGTGGCCCTCGGACTCCTCGCCTCCGTCGAGACGGGCTACGCCTCGCCCGCTGTCGCCTCTATCCTCGTCGCCCTCGCCCTACACGCTATCGGGGAACTCGACGACCCGGGTTCCGTAACTAAGACTCATAAGGTGGACAGGCGTGGACTCACAGAACGAGAGATTACGGACTACCTAACCATGTCTAACACCCTACAGGAAATGGAACAAGAGGCGCGGGAGGAGGCGCGTAAGAACGCGGAAAAACGGGCGAACAAGGGGCGATAGCATGGTAAAGATAGGAGAGGTTTTCTGGACCGCCTCCGTGAAAGGCGGCGACGAGGCGGCGGACACGGCGGACGAGTTAGGCGACTCCATGGGGACCGTCGCCTCCTCCGCGGTCGGGGCGGCGGCGGCACAGAACGAGTATGGAGACGCGGCGGCGGAGGCGAACGAGGAGACGGAACGCGGGTCGTTCGTAACCGGGGCGCTGAACGTCGCACAGTCCCTTTTAGGTTCGACGCTGTTCTTTACGGCTAACTCGTTCTCCGTCGCGGGGACCGCGGCGACCGCCTACTCCGGCGCTATGACTTTGGCGACCGTCGCCTCCGGGAAATTAGCCGGGACCCTCGCGTTCCTCTCCGGCGGACTCTCGACCCTCGCGGGCTACGGATCCGCGTTCGTCTCATGGCTGGCGGCGGGATCCGCGGGCGCTTTGGCGTTCGCGGGCGCTATCGGTTTGGCTATCGGGACCCTCGGAGTGTGGATCCTCTCCGTGACCGGGGCGCTGGACGCTGTGAGGAACTTCGGGGCGTGGGTCGGGAACGTCCTCCCCGGGTGGGTCGCGGACGGCCTACTGAACATGTTATCCCTCGCGGTCGGACCTCTCGCGGCGTTCGGCGGGTTCATTACCGGGTTCGTCGAGGGCGGATTTGACGAGGGTTTCAAACGGGCGAGGGAGGTCATAGACGTGTTTATCGGGTCATGGAGACGGAACATTAACCGCCTCGTCTCTATCGGAGAGGACGGCTGGACCGGACTCGTCTCCGGGTGGAACGACTTTAAGCGGACTATCATGGGCGGCATAGACGACGTGATAGGACGGCTGAACAGCCTAATGAACAAGGCGTCCGAGGCGGCGGACGCTGTTCCCGGGTCCGATATAGCGGGAGACGCGGCGTCCGGGGCGAAAGGGCTGTATGACCGCGGGGCGTCCGCCCTCGGGAGTCTCGACTCCGGCGGACGTATCGTTACCGACGGGATAGCGAAAGTCCACAAGGGCGAGGCGGTTATCCCGCGGACCCTCGTCGAGGCGGCGAAACGAGGACCGCGACGCATGGGCGACATGGCGGAGAAACGGATCTCCGTCGAGGGCGGGTCCAGCGGATCCGGCGGCGGAGAGTCCGGACCGGCTGAACAGAACTTTGATATCACTATCGGGGACCAAAGCATAGACCTGTCCAGCGTCTCCCGGTCCACCCTCCGGGAGTTAGCGTCCCTGATAGACTCGGAGATCGGAGGTTCGACCGGGAACCTCGCGGGAGGTAGATAACCATGGCTACGATAGACGGAGTGAAACTTACGCGGAACGACGGGTCTGAGGAGTTCGACCTAAAGTCCGTGAAAGTCAAAAAGTCGGCGTCGAACGGACTCGTAACGGACTCTATCGTTTCCGCCCTCCGAGAGGTCGTAGGCGGGAAACTCGTCCTCGAAAAGGAAACCCTCGTCGTCGAGGGGATTATTCAGGACGTGGATCCGGACCAATACCCGAACAGCGGGACCTACTCGGACCATGATTTAGGCATGGAACGGGAACTCGACCGGGCGCTGAAAGAGTGGGGGTTCGACTCGACCGACGGGTTCGACACTCTCACATGGGGCGCGAGATCCCCAATTCAGGGCGTTATCACACAGGTAGACGCGACGGAGAACGCGGACGACCCGGAGATAGGCGCGGGTTCCTACGAGTTCACGGTCGAGTTCACCTATCTGGACGGGTATCTCGCCTAACCATGTCGTTCCACGTAACCGTAGGAGGGACGCCCGTGGACGGGCTGTTCGACGTGAATTTCAAAGGCGCGGACACGGAGGAGATAGGCGAGGCGGAGATAGAGGTAAAGAACAACTCCTCGAACCGGGCTTTCAACTACGGCGAGGAGGTCATAATCCAGCGGAACGGGGAGACTGTCTGGACCGGCTACCTCGAAAAGAAACCTCCGTCCGGCGACCGGAACATACGGCTGAACCTCACCGCCCGGGATAAGCGGGAGGAACTTCAATACGTCGAGGTACACCGCCCGTTTTACGACATGGACAGCGGCGAGGTCGTCCGGGAAATGGTAAACCGACAGGTCCAGCCCCAAAGCCCGGTCCTCGTCCACACGGGGGACGACCTCTCGAATTGGGAGTCCGATATCGGGACGTTCGAGTTAGCGGAGATCCCTAATCAGGACCTCAACGAATACGGGACGGACCTACTGTTCGCGCTGTGGGACGGCGGCGACACGGGGACCTACCGGGCGACGTTCGACGACGTTCCGTTCGACGCGGCGGACGACGCGGAGATCCTGTGGTTAGAGACGGGGTTCCTCTTTAACAATAAGGGCGGGTTCTTTTCCGTCGAGGTCGAACTCCGGGACCACGCGGGGAATAACTACGTGTGGGACATGGAGATCCCCGACGGCGCGGAGTATGTCGAACAGAAACTCCCCGCGGAGGAGGCGACGACGGAGGGCGCGGAACTCACGTCCGACGGGACCCTCGAATACCGGATAGAGATTAGCGGAGATCTCCCGGAGACGCGGGCGGCTGTGATAGACTACGCGAGGACCCGCCCGTTCGGGACCAAATCCCGGGACACGGGGTTCAATACGTCCGAGGTCGAGACGACCGGACGAGACATTATCCGGCGTATGGACTCGACCGTTTTCGAGGCTATCGCACAGTTAGCGACGGAGGACGGCGCTGTGTCGTTCATAGACGAGAACGACGACCTACACTACGAACCGGAGGGCGGCGAGAACGCCCCGGAGAGTATTACCTACAGCGGGACGAGAGTCGTCGGAGTGGACGCGGAGAAAGACGCGACCGATATCACGAACAAGGTCACGGTTCAGGGCGCGGGGGACCTACAGGCGACGCTACAGGACTCCGGGTCTATCTCCTACTACGGCGTCTCCGAGAGGTCGGAACCTCTCGTAAACAAAGAGATCCAACGAGAGGACGAACTCCGCGCCTACGGACGGGGCTATCTGGACGAAAACGCATGGGAGGACACGGCCCTCACGTTCACTATCTCGGATCCGGCCTACTCGAACGTCGTCGTCGGACAGAAAATCCGGGTCGTATGGCCCCCACAGGGGATAGACGGAGAGTTCACTATCTCCGATACGGAGACTGATACGGCTGGAAAAGTGAAAGTCGGGATAACGGGTTCGGACGCATGAGTAACCTAACACAAGTCGAGAAACTACGCGCCCTCGGACTGAAAAGCCCGGACTCCTCGAACAACCCCTACGAGGCGCTGTTCGACCAAATAGAGGACGCAAAGGACTACACGTCGTTCCGGTCGGACGTTCAGGGACAGGCGTCCTTTGGGGAGTTCGAGACGTACCTCGTCGAGGAGGTAGGCATGTCCTCGACGGACGCCTCCCGGTTCCGGTCCCGCATGGAACAGAAATACTCGTCGTTCGGAGACTTTGGGACCGCCCTCGACGAGTTCGACGGGTTCCCCGGCTGGCGCGGGTCGTTCTCATGGGGGACGACCATAGCGGGCGATACGACCGACGGGGAGGACCCGACCTCCGGGATCCGCGTCCACGGCGAGGACGGGATCTCCTACGATAACGAACCGGTCGGGAAAGGGACCGTCGAGATTTTCGGCCCGCGGATAGAGTTCTCCCAAACGGACGCCCCGATAGACGCCTCGACCGACTTTGAGGTAACGAACCTCTCCGTCTCGGACACGACTCCCTACACCTACCAAACAATCCAGATCTCCGCGGACGTTACGAATAACAGCGGCTACGGGACGACGTTCACGGCGAAACTGTTAGAGGACTCGTCCGTAGTCAAAGGGAAAACGGTCCAGATAGATCCGGGCGAGACGCTTACGGTCGAGTTCGACCGGACCTATACGGACTACGTTTCCGTCGAGGTCGCGGTAAACTCCTCCGCGGCGGAGACGGTTACGGTAATTCCTATCGGGCTAACAGCGGGGTTCTAACCATGGTAAAAGGCGCTGACAAATATATATCGGAGAACCGGTCCGATATCCGGAACACACAGGCGAACTTTATCGAGGTCACGGACCGCGGGGCGTCGCGGGACCTCTCGTTCCCTCGGAACACGGTCGAGGTTACGGTTCAGGTCGAGGTCTACAAACGGGACCTGAACTCCTCCCTGATATCTGGACACCCGAACGGATCCGCCCACGGGTCGGGACACGGAGAGGCGGGCGACGGGCGCGGAGAGTGGTCCCTCGTCCGTTCGTCCGCGTCCTCCGCGGCGTGGACCAAAGACGGGCGGAACGCTATCAGGGACGCGCTGAACGGCGACGTGGGCGGTATCAAACAGGCGGTCCTCGGACACGGGTCCCGCGACGCCTCGAACGGGGACGCGGACCTACAGGACCGACAGGCGACCGTCTACGCGACCGGGACGAAAGACGACCGGAACACTACCCGCGGACATGGCCTTTTCCTGTTCCACGAACACGGCGACGCGGCGACGGAGTTCGGACTCCTCGACGACTCCGGTCGCCTCCTATGCCGGGTCACGGTGGACGACGTAGCCCCGACCGCGGAGGAGGAGGTCCGGGCGGAGGTCGTCCTCACGTTCGAGGGCGACGCGACGGGAGACTCCGTTATCACCGACGACGGGGAGGGGACCGTCGCGGACGCTATCCGGCTGGACTCCGTGACCGTCGGACTGTTAGAAATGGCGTGGGGATCCGGTTCGACCTCGTTCTCCGAGTCGGACACGGACCTCACGTCCGAGGTCGTCCGGGCGAACGTCGCCCGGGAACTCGACCTCGAAACTATCCGGGCGTCCGGGAAACTATACGAGTCGGAACCCGCCTCACAGCCCGTAGACCTCTCGGAGGTAGGCGTGTTCGACAATAACGGAAACCTGTTTTGGGCGACGACGTTCGCCTCGGAGGAAAAGGACTCCTCCGCCCCGCTTACGACGACGGTCGGGTTCCGGTTCAAGTAGACCGGTATTGGACTCCGTAGGCTACCTTAATGGGGGCGCGACGTTAGGAGTAGGCTAAGACATGACTACAGCGGACCAATTAGAGTGGCCCCAAGGGACGCCCCTTTTCGAGTTAGCGTTCCGGGCTGTCTCGGAGGGCATGAACGGAGTCGGAGTCCTCGCGTCCGGCGACATGGAGGTAACGTCCACGGCGACCGCGAACGAGATCTCCGTCGGGGCGGGCGACCTGTGGGTTCCCGGGACAGTCCACACTCTCGGATCCGCGGAGACACACGTCCTCTCGGATAACACGTCCGGGTCCGACCGGTGGGACACGGTGGTTCTGGACACGTCTACCGGTTCCTCCGCTGTGAAAGAGGGCGTCGCGGAGACGAACCCCGAACCGCCCGCCCTCGGAACGGACGAGATCTTACTCGCCTACGTCTACGTCCCGGACGGCGCGACCGACACGCCCGACTCCCGGATCTACAACTGGCGGGCTATGTCCACGGACGCGGGGGACGTTCGCCTCGACGACTCCGGCGGGGAGTTCTCGTCC